CTGCTGGCAGTGTCGATCGAGTATGGGAATATGACAACGGCGTATCTGCCTGGGATCTCCCAACAAGCTCGGGTCAGGTAACCTTTGTTGAAACTCTGTATACCGGAGGAGAGAATCAAATCGCGCCCTATGCCACTACCACAAATAACAGGCAAAATTCAGCAGGATCATCAATGCGTGAAACTAGTCTTGGTCTGCCGCTATGGAATTCCAACGGTAGCAAGTTATGGCTTGGCGGTAGTATAACCATGATAATGTGGGAATTCAAATCAACCTAAGAGAAAATTATGGCAAATCCCTTGTATGTAAAAGTTGACGAACACGACAACATCATAAAGTTTCCCTATCATCAGGCAACATTCAAGGCCGAGAATCCTGGCGATTGGCCCGATGTGATAGAGGATTCATTCCTTGAGAGTCGGGGTATTTTTCGGGTTCGACAAGTACCATTTCCCAGTCATTTAGAAACCAGAACACGTAGTATCAAACAGGAACTTCCGCAGAAATACGAGGGCGTCTGGACCCAGGTTTTTAGCATAAACAAGCTAGCGCCTGAGTTTGCCGAGCAAAACCAACGTGGAAAGCGTTTTGGACTTCTCAAAGAATGTGACTGGACCCAGCTTCCCGATAACGGGCTTACCGAAGAACAACGACAACAATGGGCAGTATATCGACAACAACTGCGTGACATTTCAAGCCTACCTGGCTGGCCTTATGACATAGATTGGCCTGTTAGTCCCGAAGTTGATGCTGTTCCCATAGACACTGTAGGCTGATAAATATAGGTAATGGAGGAATCATGTTATTAGTAAAAACAGAAAATGGAAACGTTGTAAGATGGCCTTATAGTTTAGAGATGTTCAGAAAAGATCATTCTAACAGTAGCTTGCCATCTGATCCAACACCAGAATTTTTGGCAACATATGGCGTATTTCCAGTGCAGGAACGCCCGTTTCCGCATCACGTTGATAAGTGTTTGTATCGTATCGAAGCCAGAGTACCAGCACTTGGAGAAGACGGAATCTGGTGGAAAGATTATGACGTTCATGCCTGGCCAGAGGATCAGGCCATAGGCCACATCAAGAGCATGAGATTTTATAAACTAAAGCAGACTGATTTTTTAGCCATGGTAGATTATCCGCACACCGAAGAATCACGCCAGGCCTGGTTGGCATACAGACAAGCCTTACGTGATATGCCAACACAACCCAACTTTCCCTGGGGATACAGTTGGCCAACACCGCCCTGGGAAATACCAGGGCTATAACCTATAAATAAAAGATGGCACGCTACCTAGACTTCAGCCTAGACCAGGGAGCGACTCTTAGTCGCAAGGTCAATTATCAGGACTCTAACAAAGCCAACATTGATTTGACTGGGTTTGATGTTAGAGCTCAGATGCGTCGTAGCCAATACTCGGCGAATGCGGTTAGCATTACAGCTACGGTATCGGACGCACTCAACGGCGAAATAACGCTGAGTCTGCCTGCCAACGTTACAGCCTCGGTAAAGCCAGGTCGTTGGTTCTATGATGTCGAAGCCAATACCGCAGGAGACGCTACAGTCATACGTGTCGTCGAGGGCATAATCAGCGTCATGCCTGGAGTAACAGGCAATGGTACTTTGATTATTCCCACAGGCGCAACAACCACAGATGTAGCCGAAGGTTCGAATCTTTACTTTACCAATGTTCGAGCTCGTACTGCGGTTGAACTTACAGTCAACGCCATAGCCAATGTAAACTATACCCTGGTCAGCACAGACAGCAATACCATTGTTTACGCCAGCAATGCCAATGTCATTGTACCACATAACAGTTCCGTGGCATTTAGAAATGGACAGGAAATAATTGTCTCCACGGGCAGCAGTCCAGTAATCATTGACCGCTCCAATACACAGACCAGCATTTATCTTTCAGGAAATACACAGGCTGGCGTCTGGATCATACCGCCAAGAACACGAGCAAGTTTACTAAAACTTGAATCCGAGGTATGGTATCTAGACGGCAAGGACATAGTAAGGTTCTAGGGATAAAACATGCCAAACACAACGCCAGCAGCTCAGAGAAAACCCGTACAGGTCTGGGCCAATGCTCTGATAACTGCTTTTAGGGCAACGAGACTTGCGCCCCCAGTAAATACTCGTTGTTCGGGAATTACCTTTGAAGCGGTCTACAATGCCTGGGCTGCCTTTGAGGATCCTGCAGACGCAAAAATGAGTCTGGACATACCCGAGCTCAGAGAAATACAGAAACGCCAGTCTGTGAATATTACCAGCCTGGAAGATCGTGTAGCTGCCATAAGCTACGCAGCCTTTACGGCCATGAGCAACCTGTTTCCTGCAGAGTCGGCTAACATAGCACAGGCTCTGGATGACAGCGGTGGTAATTTACCAAACCTGGTCAGTAACCCAGTATTTGTTTTTCGAGCACAGGACCTGGGTTCGCGCATTGCCAATATCATCATAGATTACAGATACAATGACGGCAGTAACCAGATTGGCAACTATGCCGACACCTCGGGCTATGTAGCCAGCAATGTATTCAGTCTAGACGACGATTCCGTGAATCAGGCAGTCTGGGACGCTGCAGATGGTAGTGGTAAGAAATGGCTACCACTCAGAGTGAACAGTGTCACCCAGACGCCCTTTGTACCACACTGGGGTCGAGTACGACCCATGGTCATAGGTCACGGCAGCATACACAGAGCCAATCTAAGAGTCATACCTTCGCAGGCCGAGGTTGACGAAGTTTTGGAATACAGTGCCAACCTAACCGACGAACGCAAGGTCATATCAGAATTCTATGCTCGTGGCCCAGGGACCGAAAGTCCTCCGGGTCAGTGGTTGGGTGTTGCCCGTGATATTAGCATAGCCGATAACAACAGTCTAGATCAGGATGTCAAGATGTTCTATGCTGTAGGCGCAGCCATGATGGACGCAGGCATAGCCAGCTGGGACATCAAGTATCACTACCAGAGCATACGTAACATAGCCCACATCAGAAACACCTACAGGGGTTCAAATATTACGGCCTGGGCTGGTGCAGGAGTAGCGGGCAATGCCAACATTCTGGGCAACGCCTGGTTGAGCTATGGTCCCATAACAGACCAGAGCCCTCCGTTTCCTGAGATCGTCAGCGGCCATAGCACCTTCGGAGCTGCGGCCATGGGCGTTGTAGCAGCTCTCAGAGGCTCGGATCAGTATAACTACAACGTAGTGTTCGAAGCCAACACCATTACATTTGATCCAGGCTTCCCTACAGCCAATGTAAACCTGAACTATGCGAATCTAACCTCGATTGTCAGGGACGCTGGTCTAAGCAGGCTATATAAAGGCATACACTTTGCCCAGGGCAATAACGAAGGTAAGAATCTGGGTCAGACCATAGCCATCAGAGTCTATGATCATGTCATGGGTCTGGTCAAAAGCTACTAGGAAAAACAATGGCATCTGTAACCAATCGCCAACAACTTACTGATTACTGTCTGCGAAGACTGGGCCATCCTGTCATAGAAATAAACGTGGATGACGACCAGATCGAGGATCGCATCGATGATGCCTTTCAGTTCTATCGCGAGTTTCACTATGACGCCATTGAAAAAGTTTATCTCAAGCATCAGGTCACAGCCAATGACATCAGCAATACCTATGTGACACTGAGCGATGCCGTGGTTGGTGTTGAACGCGTACTACCGTTTAGCAATAAAACAACCAGTGGCATGAATATTTTTGACATTCGATATCAGATACTGATCAATGACCTGTATAGCATTATGAGCACAGATCTTATATACTATCAGCAGGTCAAGGGTCAGCTTCAGCTCATACAGGACGTACTGGTTGGAACCAAGCCCATAAGATTCAATCGTCACATGAATCGTCTGTACATAGACGCAGACTGGACCGCAGATTTTGCAGTCGGAGATTTTTTGATTGTCGAGGGCTGGAGAATCTTAGACCCCAATACATATTCAGACGTCTATAATGACATGTGGCTCAAACGATACGCTACAGCACTAATCAAACGTCAATGGGGTGAGAACATCAAGAAATTCGCTGGCATGCAACTGCCCGGCGGTGTAATGCTAAACGGTAAGGAAATCTACGAAGAGGCCGTTGCTGAAATAGAAAGAATCGAAGAAGAGATTCGTAATACCTGGGAACTTCCTCCAGATATGTTCGTGGGATAATGACTAGAACAGTACATCCCTTTAATTAACTTTAATTAATTCCAGCTGCCACCTATTACCGCCACAGGTTAATTAAAGGGATGTTTGTAGTACGTGTCAATCGAATCCAATAACCCTATAAAACAATAGAGCCAAACGATGCCAGTAAACCCATATTTTCATTCTGGAGTCCCCATGGGGCGCCGAAGTGAGCAGACCTTATATGAGGATCTGATCATTGAGAGTATGCGTATCTATGGTCATGAACTCTATTATATACCACGCAAAAAATTCAACCAGGATGAAATCTTCAAAGAGGACAGCCTGGCTACCTATGAGCACGCCTATCCCATAGAAATGTACATGGAAAATGTCGAGGGATTTGAAGGCGAGGGTGAACTACTTAGCAAATTCGGTGTCGAGTTTCGCGACAGCGCAACCTTTGTTGTTAGCCGCAGACGCTGGAGACAATTGGTTCAGAACTATGGCCAGACCATACTAGAGAGACCAGCCGAGGGTGATGTTATTTACTTCCCTCTGACCAAGAGTCTGTTTGAAATACGTAAGGTTCTGGCTCAGACGCCATTTTACCAGGCCGGAAGTCTGTATGTCTATAAGCTAAATGTTGAACTGATGCAATACAGTCTGGAGCGTTTCGATACAGGAAATTCAGAGATTGATGCACTAAGCGATGCAGCAAGTCTGGCCATGGATACACTGACTGGTTCTGAGATCATGCTGGAAGGCGATGCTGCTCCAGGTGTGCTGTTGCTTGAGACTGGCGAAGCCCTGCAGCTGGAAAGCACTGCAACTGATACCGATAACATAGTCATTGGCGGCGAAACCATACCCAATGGCCAGAACAATGAATTTGACATAGACATCGAAGATATTCTGGACTTTTCAGAACGCAATCCTTTTGGTGAGGTAGCCCGTGCTTAATCAGACCTTTTATTGGGGTACAACCCGAAAGGCCATCATAGCTTTCGGTAACCTGTTCAATGATATTTTCATTGAGCGTCGTAATGCCGCGGGTTCGGTAATACAGAGACTCAAGGTACCTCTGGCCTATGCTCCTAAACAAAAGATGATCGCCAGAATTGAGGCTCAGCCCAATCTCGAAGACCAGAGACAGCAGATTGTGCTGCCACGCATGAGTTTTGAGATACTGGGCCTGGACTACGATCCTACCCGAAAGCTCAGTCCCATCAACAGCAACCGAGCCATAAACAGCGACGACGTAACCAGAATACGAGCACAGTACGCTCCAACACCGTATAACATCAACGTCAATCTATACGTTTATTCCAAGAATCAGGATGACGGTTTACAGATCATAGAACAAATACTGCCATACTTCAATCCAGATTACAATCTAAGTCTCAAGGCCATACCTGAACTAGACATCAAAAACGACCTTCCCGTTATCCTGAACAATGTAACCTTTGACGATGATTATGAGGGTGATTTTGCAGTTCGCAGAAGCATTATTTGGACACTGAGCTTTACCATAAAAATCAACTATTATGGACCAGTAAACAAAACTGGAATCATTCGCAGGGTCAATGCCAATATATACAAGAACGCAGAACTTACAGCCAATCTACATAGCTATAGTGCTACTGTGAGTCCTGACTCGGCCGTGCCTACCGATGATTTTGAGTTTTCGGAAACCTTTACTGATTTTGAATGAAAAACATTGATCAACTAAATGATCTGTTCAATACAGATCCTATCCCACCTGCACAAGATCCGCAACCAGAACAGTTGCCTGTGGTATTACCTCAGAGCAAACCAGGGCTAAGCCACGACCAACAAGAAGATTTTGATCTGGCACGTGAAACTCTGCGTAGCCTAATCTACAAGGGGCAGAATACCCTGGATGATTTGGTTGAGCTGGCCAAGAATAGCGAACATCCACGCAACTATGAAGTTGCTGGACAGATCATGAAAACACTCAGCGACACTGCTAAAGATTTGTTAGAGTTACAGAAAAAAGCTCAGGGTCTGAAACAGCCCGACGATGTAGCTCCATCAAACAGCATAGGTACACAGAATAACAACATTGTGTTCACAGGAAGCACTTCTGACCTAATGAAAATGCTGAGGAACGAGAAGGACATCTAAGTGTCCTCGCAACCCAATAAGCATAGTTATCTGGGCAATTCCAACCTCAAGCAGGTTGGATATAACATTAGTTACACGCCACAGCAGGTCAAGGAGATCATGAAGTGTAGTCAGGACTACATCTACTTCATAGAGACCTATTGCCAGATTATTACCCTGGACCACGGCTTACAGCCTTTCAAGTTATATGATTGCCAGAAAGAAAAAGTTAATCTAATACTGAACAACCGAAAAGTCATACTCATGGAAGGGCGCCAGCAGGGCAAGACCATAACTGCGGCTGCCTGTATTCTCTGGTATACACTGTTCCATGAAAGCAAAACCGTAGCCATACTGGCCAACAAAAGTTCGGCGGCTCGAGAAGTTCTGTATCGCTATCAGCTCATGTATGAAATGCTGCCCATATGGATGCAACAGGGGGTCAAGACCTGGAACAAGGGCGATATTGAACTTGAAAATGGTTGCAGAATTTTTACAGCCGCAACCAGCTCAAGCGGCATTCGTGGTAAATCCGTGAACTGGCTATACATTGACGAAGCTGCCATCATACCCAACAACGTAGCCGAAGATTTCTTCACCTCAGTTTATCCAACCATTAGTGCTGGTGAAACAACCAAGATTCTGCTGACCAGTACTCCCCTGGGGTATAATCATTTCTGGAAGTTCTGGAACGAAGCCGAGCAGGGAACCAATGGCTTTACGCCACTGTTTATTCCCTACTGGAAAATCCCAGGACGGGATACACGCTGGGCCGAAGAACAAAGAGCTCTGCTGGGCGAACTTCGTTTC